AGAGGGAAGAAGGGAAGAATGTACGGGGTTTTCGGTTATGCACGTAAACTGCTGATTGTAAAAGTAAATTCACCACCCCCATACCTCGGGTATTTCGGGGTAAAATGAGGTATTGACGAGTTCGTCAGTCACTGATACACTCGTTCTATAAATTACAGAGGGGATTTTATAAATTATGGGAAGCCTTGTTGAAGATATCTTGCGTCATGTTCCCGTGAAGCAGCGGCGTAAAAAGTGCAACAGAATCGCATCACGCGAGTTACATCTTGCGCGAGTTCCGGGAATTCACCACAGGTATGGTAAGTGGGAAGCAGTGGTGTTTTACAGGAACGTCACGCTGACGATTGGTTGTTTCAATACTCCCCATCGCGCATTGATGGCGAGAAAATTGTGGTACTTCTGGCGTGAGCGTGGGTTCACTCCACAGGAAATACCAAAAGGTCCAAAACGCGAACCATATTCGAGGTCATGATGAGAACTAAACACTATCGCGGTTTCTTCATCATTCGGGGCATCGTGGTCGAGGATGAAGGATACCTGTGCTCGGACAAAGTTATTCTCAAATATTACGGTCGTCACTACGCCGGGAGGATTGGTAAATCGTGAATGTGAACTATTACAACGAGTTCGATAAAGGTGCAGCCGCATGGTTGCGTGAACTAATTAATGCTAAATTGATACCGTTTGGATATGTAGATGAGCGCTCAATTACAGAAGTCACAGCTTCAGATGTTCAAGGATTTACTCAATGTCACTTCTTCGCCGGAATCGGAGGATGGTCACTCGCATTGCAACTCGCAGGAGTACCGGCAAGTACAAGATTGTGGACCGGAAGTCCCCCGTGTCAACCATTTAGTACCGCAGGAAAACAACTCGGACAGTTCGATGAGCGACACCTTGCCCCGGTCTTCCTCAATCTCGTCAGCAAGTGCCGCCCTCCAGTCCTCTTTGGGGAACAAGTTGCGGCAGCAATTGGAAAATCGTGGATGTGCGATTTACAAACTCACCTGGAGGGAGAAGACTACGCCGTCGGGTTTGCCGTACTCCCAGCTTGTGGCGTCGGTGCCCCGCACAAACGCGAAAGACTCTTCTTCGGCGCGTACAACGTGGCCGACACCAACAACGCGCGACCACAAGGACGGGGCGGAATGCCTGAACGTGCCGATCAACAGCCTGCTGGGACGGCAGGTGTGGATGGCGGCATGGGGAACAACTGCTGTTTCAGATTCGAGGAACGTGGAATACAGTTATGGCAACAGGAATCAAATCGGAAAAACCTATTCGATAAATCTGAGACTCGCGGGAGAAGTCAAGTTGGCGGGACCAGTGACGACGGCAGTATGGGAGAAGTTGATTACCGCTTTAGAAATGACGCCAATCCGCATCATAGCTTCTGGTCAGATGCTGACTGGCTCGGCTGCCGGGATGGAAAGTTCCGGCCAGTTGAGGCCTGGACACAGCAGATGGTTGATGGGGTTCCCGATACACTGGGATATTGCAGCGATAACTGCATTACGGAAGCCTGGGAGGAAATAAAAAGTGTGTGCGATGCCAAGAAAACCAGACCCGGAGAAGCGTTGCAGCAATTGCGGTTGTCGTATGGTGCGCAAATTAAACGCTTCGAACAGACTAGAGGATTTGACAACATTTACCCGACGCCAGTACTGCTCGCTTTCGTGCGCGAACTCTGGCGAAAGGGCCGGCAAATCTCGGAAAGCCTACCATTACTGGGCGAGGAAGCAGAAAAAGGATTGCTGCGAAGCCTGTGGGGGTTCGGGTCGTCTACAGGTGCACCACGTGAACGAGGACTGGACGAACAACAAACCGGAGAACCTGCAGACATTGTGCGTATTTTGTCACCAATACTGGCACGCTACGCATCGCAGGCTTGGCCTGGCGCCTACAAAGCGTATGCCGAAATTGGATCTCCTTTAGGGGTGGACATCCCGGCGCGCGTTGCAAGACTGCGCGGTTACGGCAATGCTATCGTTCCTCAAGTTGCTGCTGAATTTGTTAAAGCATTCATGTCTTGCAAAGCCCCGTAAGGGGCTTAAACAGCAAGTGCACCCATTCCGACACGCTTGCGCAGTCTGTAGAACTGCTGTCCATACACGGACCAGGTTAGCCAGTCATTGTTGACCTCAAGCATTGCCGGAACACGATACGAAATAGACTCATCCCCTACGGATTTTGTCGCCACGTTTAGTCGCGCTTCCTGATTGACGTCACTGTTCAGTCCTTCCGGATAGTAAACAGACAACCAGTGCGCGGCATAATAGAAGAGTCCGCGCTGCTTCAGGTTGTGGCACGTCGCCTCATAACCTCCCCAGCGTTTGCTCCCTGTCTCCGTGTCAGCCTCACATAATGCGTACTGAATGAGGCTGTCCGGGAAATCAGTAGTAGACGAGAAAGCCTGACCGCCGAGCGGCCAGATGCGAAAATCTGCGATAACTTCGGCGGTGATATCCATGTCACATACCCACAGTGAATACAGCGACGACTTTAGCGATATCGGTGCCGGTGATGCCAGACAGTACGATGCGGCCTTTCGTTGCCGATGTGTTGAACACAGGGAGACTGTATGTCGCAGCAGCACCACATTTCGTTGCGTCCACGCTCACATCACCGGTGCCGGGTGCCATCCACTGACCAGGAAGCAACTGCATAGTCGGTGTGACGGTACCAGCTGTTGGCGTAACGATAGCACCACTGGAGTTATAGAACGCCACGCGGAAGTCGCATTTGTTGTGATTCTGGTCAATGAGTCCAGTCTCATACGTGCCGTCTGCTGTTGTAGCCAGTGTGATAGTGTATTGATAACCGCTCATAGATTGACCCCGTTATAGCTTACAAACTGACCATTCTGAATGACCAGTCCTGGAATTGTTGGTGGTTCGGTCCAGCGCAAATGTGATGCAATGTTCTGCGCCGCGTTAGTGTCACGATTCGTCAGTACCAGATTAAGCACTGCGCCGGGTAAAAGCAATTGTGGGCTTTGGATTGCACGTAACGCGCCACCCGCGCCCTGGTTACTTGTGGCACCGAAAATATAACGAACCGAACGAGTCTGGATGCCATCTGCCGTCACCGTTGCGCCGCTGTAGATGTTTACAGTATCGGTCTGTGCAATGATGTCATTGGCGTTATTGATTTCAGTAACAAGTGTGCCACCGGTGTACGTGGGTGCGCGAAAGATTGCGGCGTTCACACCGACACCATCGTATGACAACTGACGGTCAAAGAGGATTACCGGACGTGACCCGGCGACGAAGATGGTTTTATTTGATGCACCTGCAGCAACGCTGGTAACAGTGGAAGCCTCAAAAACATACCCCTGTCTCTCCCAGATATCCAGGAGTTCAGACAGGGGTTGTTGTGAGGGTGGAATTACATTTGACGGAAAAGCCATTTCACACCCCTATATCAATTAAGAGGCGGCTTTTGCTGCCTCAATTTCTTGCTGAAGTCGTGACTTCTTCCAGCGCGCGTCAACTTTGATACCCAGCTCTTCAGCTTCTGCGCGAAGTTCGTCGATGGTCACATCGTCGGCGTCTGAGTCAGGATTGACCAGTTCACCACTTGTGACAACCAGTTCACCTGCTTCCTGATACGCACTAACCAGGCTGTAAATTGCCGGAGTAACTTCGAACTCTTTCGAATCACCAGGTGCCAGCATACGTTTCATCACATCTTCGTCACCCGGCATCATGAACGGGCGCGCGGAAATATTTTTTACAGTAATCATAAAATCACCTTTAGTTGTAATACATACCCGTCATTATTCTACATCCTTGAACGGGTAAAGAAAAGCCCTCCGAAGAGGGCTTGGGATGCTGCTGAGGGTAGGTATTACAGCATATCGAGATAGATTGCACTCAGAGGATAGCGAATTTCAGTACCTGAAATCTTATACTCTGCTGGCACAGTTACGGCCAGACCTTTGTTCTGCGGTGCCAGCATACGGAACGGAATCGGCTTGGCAACACCCAGGTTGCGGTCGTTTTTCTCGTAAATGAGAACACGGTCTTTCGAACCATTGGACACACCACCTGCAGCCAGTTCCGCAGCGGTCAGCTGGTAACGAACCTGGATATCAATTTCCTGCCCGGTCATCAGGGTGAAGGAGTTATTGATTTTGAAATGCTCCATAACGGTGCGGTCGGTATACCCGGTCATCAACAGGCTGTTCATACGTTTCCACAGGTCCGGGAATACGCGGATGGTATTCGGCAGGTGGAAGTTTTTGGACAGTTTGATGATGTTGAACAGCGGGTCATTGAGCATGTCGAACAGCTGCTGACCGGTGGCGGTCGCATAGTTGACAGTCGCAGAGGTCACGGTAACGTTGCCGTTATTGAACAAACCGGCCATTCCCAGCTGTGAGTCACCGAAGTAAGCTACTTTCTGACTGTGTTCTTCATAGCCACGATACGCCAGCTGCTGCTGCATGGTGTCAATCGGCATATTCTGAGACGCAGTGGTGCGCAGCTCATCGATGCTGTAATGACACTCGATGCCGCCGTAGTTCAGCGGTACAGTGTGGAGTTTTGCAGACTGAGCAACGCGCGGCAGGTCCATGGCGTTTGCGCCGATGAATTTTCCAACCGTAACGCCGTCATACGAGCGATAGTTCCAGTGGTTCGCAAACTCAGGAATGCCTGATACAACCGGGATATCCTGCAGATAGGTAATATCCGCATACGGCGTCGCATAAATGGTCTGCTCAACCTGTGCCAGCTGAGAGATATAGAACGCGATACCGCCGTCAGCATCACGGAATTCAGCCGGAACGTTGATGGCGTTCTGACCGTCCAGATACTGTTTGACCCACGGGTTACCCGCGATGGTCTGTGCGTCAAGTACAACGCTGTTTAACTTATCCATTATTAACCCCCAACAACCAGAGACAGTTTAGCCAGACCACCGGATGCCGCGGCAGTGAGGAATTTAGCGCCAGGAATGGCAACCGACAGAGTCGCACCAGTACCCGCTGCGTTAGCGAAATCACCGGTCTGAGTCGCACCAACACGCAGATAAGCGGCGTCACCAACGGCAACGGCGGTTGCTACGGTTACCCAGATTACGCCAGCGGTGAGCACAGATGCCGGACGGTCAACCGGAGCACCGAAAGTCGCGCCGTCAGCGTAAGAGCGGTTCAGTTCACGAACCAGTACGCCTACGAAGTCAGCCGCTACAGATGTGGAGGTTGCTGCCAGAAAACCTTTCTCGCCGTTGCGCACAACACCTTTACCGTATGCGACGGTTGCGGTGTCATCGTTGATTTTGGAAACGATGTTCGCTACTTGTCCATCGGCGACCATCCCGGTAAAGGCTGCGTCGTGATTCAGACCGTAGCTGGTTGCAGTAATAGCCATCTATGTCACCCTTATTTAAGTTTGCCAGTCTGACGCAGCAGTGCTTCTTGTGCGCGGGACAGTACAGGTTTTGCGTCGGCTACTGGCTGTTTGATGTCTTTAGCGGCATCTTTAGCCAGTTGCTCAAGCTGTGAGTCTACCACAGGTTTCATCGGTTCTTCTACAGCCATATCGAAAGCGGCTTCAACATAGGCGGCAGATTTGTCAGCCCAGTCAACAGACGGCCGTTTAACAGCAAGAGCGGCGCGTTTGATTGCAACCGGGTCCACGCTGTCGCAGGTGAATTCATCGCCAGCAACTTTACGTGCTGAGGTGGTGACACGTGCAATTGCTTCCACGCGCGCTTTCAGGGCTTCGTCAGATGCCGCAGTTTTGAGTTTTTCGATTTGCTCGTTAGCAGAATCAAGCTGGGCCTGAATGGTATCGACTTTAGCCGTGGCTGCATCAAGTGCGGACTTGACCTCGCCAGCTTTGGACATTGCAAACTGGATTGCCTCGGCCTGTTTGGCGTCCTCAACCTCAATCTCAACGCCGTCGCAAATGTTAATTTTGAACATTACACGTCCTCGTTTCGAGTCAAAGATACGCGCCATTGCACCCGCACGAGCACGGTCAACAATTGCAACGTGGTTAATTTTAATCCGGGTTTGCCGGAAGTCATACGGCTCACCTTCCGGCGTTGTCCCTGGTGTATTATCATACACCGCCGTGTAACCCGCTGACAACTCACACTTGCCGGTTTCAACAGCCTTAATCGCGTCCTTATCCTTGATAACCATATCCACAATGACGAAATCGCCGTCCTGACGACCGACACTCGTTACAACACCGACGGAAGTATTACGGTATGTGGAAGCATTGACAAGTGTGGAAGGATGGTTATTCGTGACATCCGCGCCGAGATAGCTCTGAAGTGATACGTCGTTAAACACTTCTTCGGCGGGACGGTATACACGGATAATGTCGTTCGGTGCGCGGTCTTTCAGTCCCAGTTCCGAAGCGAGATATTCCTGAATACCGGTACGAGCGGCTTTACCCGGCACACGCAGGAATCCCTCATCCGTGTAAACACGTTGGGAATTCAGTGCGAAACTTTTACGGTCATTATGTGTTACGGTGATTTGCATGTTGACGAATCCGTCAGAGTATGCCATAGTGATAATCGTTAAACACATAATACATATATTTCACAGGAGATACAACATGACCACGTGGAACTACATTATCGGTAACGAGAAAGACTTCGAAGGTGCGCCGGATTGGTGTAAGCAAGTGATAAGACAGTTGGGAACTGACGACATCGGATATGAGGAAAACTGTAATGGTTTGCAAAGTGTGGGGGACAGAATTTGGTGGCCCAGTGAGTCAAGTCTTGATAATTGCAATACGCTTGGTGAAAGAGACGTTAACGGTACTTCTAACATAGAAATCATCGCCCAACGCGAACCCATAACCAATGACAACATTAACCACCCGTTACGCTACACGAAGGGCGATATCGAATGTATCGATGCTATTAAGGCCGCCACCGTCGGTAAAACAGGTATCGAGGCTGTAGACGTTGGTCACGTTATCCGTTACCTGTGGCGTTATGAAGAGAAAGACGGGTTGGAAAGCGTGAAGAAAGCGGAATGGTATATTAAACACTTGATTAATGAACTGGAGAACAAGTAATGAACACACCGTACGCATACGAAGTGACAACCAACCGCGGTACGACATATCTGGTCCGTGCAGGCAGTGTGGCGCATAACAACGCTGTCATGTTCGGGTATCAACTGAAACCATTGTATGAGGGTGAGTGATTATGAAAGATATTTTGATTTGTCTGATGATAGGCGCTTGTGGAGCATTGCTGATATGGGGGATTTATTCGTGAGAGATATTGATAAGATATTGAGAGAAATGGCGGAAGATGAACAGCGTAAAAGAAAAAGACAAAAGCAAGTACCAGCCCATATGAGAAACCAAAAGTGCCCATGTGGTAGTTTAAGAAAATGTAAAAATTGTCAATGTGAACTTTTCAAGGAGTAACCATGACAACCATCCCACGCTACCCAACTGGGACACTTGTGAAGTTGTTCCCCGATGGTGTCGTTACCGGAACAGTTGAAAATGTTGTTGCAAATGACCCGCCGCAGTACTGGGTCAAATGGGACGATGGTAATTACAGCTGTCACGCACAGCGCGAACTTAAACGAGTGGGGACATTGTATGGCAAACTGGATTAAATGTAGTGAGCGGATGCCGCTGGAGATGTCCGATGAGGAAGTAGGTAGTGTCACAGTAATTGTGACTGACGGTGCAATTGTGGGAGTGTGCGACTGTCAACAAGGTTATTTACCGTATCCGTGGGTGGAATGGTCGAATTACGGTGATATTGATGCGAAATATATCACCCACTGGCAACCGTTACCCGAGCCGCCGCAGGAGTGACGCTATGGATTACTTTCTGCTTAGTGTCGGAGTTGTGATTTGGGTCGCATATTTAAGTTGACGAGTTCGTCAGGGATGACGTATACTCAGTTCATCAACAACAGAGAGGGTGACACAAAATGAACACATTACTTCCCGGCTACAACCGCCCCGTATCAGAGGCGTGCATTGTCGATAAACAACTCTTACGGACCGCACAACAGCTTGCACGCAAGCATGAGGGTTGGGCACTCGCTAACGCTGTATTACGTGAGGCGTATGGGAAATGAACTATAAACCTGTCAAAGCGGTAATGCTCCGCAACAATGACAAATTTATCGATGTGGACGGTGTTATCACCGTGGCAAACTTCAAAATGAACTTCCGCGAAGATATCGTGACATTCACCGCGACTAAAGAGGATGGTTCGGTATCTGAGCGCTGGGTCGCGATGGACCGACTTGTTAATAAGGTGGTGGGCTAATGGGTATTATTAAAGGTGTACTGATTATCCTGCTTGCAGGGTGGGTGATTCTGGCAACAATCGCCACACTTCCTCTGGAACTGGAATACAAGTGGCAGGCATGGGCAATTGTTGCATTTGGTCCGGTTGCGGTAATTGCCGGTTTGTGCGAGATATGTGTGAGGGTGTTCAAGAAATGACTGTACTCATGTGGTTTCTGTGGCGTCGTTGGTGGTTCATTGGATGTATGAATGATTTATTGTCGCGGGGTTATCAACCCGGACGCGAACTGAATACATTGACTACACTCCGCAATAATAATTTATGCGGTTGCCGCAACCATCCGGTTATCTATAACGATATGTGCCGCATTGTGAGAGGTGGGAAATGAACGGATGACTACTTCTTAGCCTTATACCGCTCCACTGCTGCCGCTGTGACTGGTCTCGCCACACAGCGGCAATTTATTGGCTGACCTGGAAATGTCGGTACACCATCAACAACCGGTAAATCGTCCCAGCGGAATACACCTTCACCAAATCCCACATCGCGCTTCGCAACTTCAACATGACTGTGACGTACTCGCTCGTCCTGTGACGTTACCCATTTGAAATACTCAATGCCCGAATTAACCTGACGAATACGATTCATATCGCCCTGTATTTTACTGGCCTGGTCCCGGGCGATAAGTTTGGCGCGACGTTCCGTGATACCAAATTGTTTAACGAGTGCTTCCTCGATGTAACTGGGGCGCATACCGTTACGCATATTGGTCATGACAATGTTCTGCACCTGCTCCAGATACTGAGCCGGAATGGACTGAATGAGTTTAGCGTTCTGATACGATGCGGCACTCAGATATTCCTGTAACTGCGTATCACCGCCGTACAGATTGATAGCGAATGAGCGGGCGTTATCCTTCGCGGCAGTCTGTACAAACTGTGATGCAATGGTTTCAGCCTGACGACGAGCAAACGCACCAAGCCACCGTGTGAGCAACTGGTTAATCGCCGAGGTGATGGCATCACTCCAGCCGTCAGCGGTGTACTCCGGAGCAAGCTGTTTCACCAGTGGCACAATGTTGGCGTCCACATCCTCACGAACAAGCTGTGCAACCTGTTTCAGCTGGCGATAATAATTTAGCTCTGTTTGTCGTGACATGCTTGACGGCTCCGTCAGTATGGCGTAGAGTGTACGTGTTAGTTAAATATTATCACAGGAGACGAGAGATGACACAGTTTAAAGGTACACCCGGTCCGTGGAAGTGTTTGCGTGAAGAGGTCAACAAGCACTACATACGGATTAGCAGTACAAAAGTGGGTGAGCGATTCGCAGTAGCTAACGTTTTGATTCCACTTTACGATGATGTTCATGAGCGTGAGGCAAAAGAAACTCGTGCAAATGCGCAACTCATTGCTGCCGCTCCAGAACTACTGGAGGCTTTGCAAATTATATGTTTTTTTGAAGATATTTCTTCGGCTCAAAGAGAGATAGCTGAAGCAGCCATTGCCAAAGCAACAGGAGAGACAAAATGACATTACTTGAACTATTGCGTCAGGAATTACCAAAGCGTGGCGGTTGGCCGGAGGGTGCAAATTGCATTACCCAAGATAGCGACTTAAGGGTTGAGTCAGCAACCTGTCACCCATCTGTTGCGAAATGTGATGAAGATGGTTTTTGGTTTCTTGACTCGTCACGGATAGGTGGCTTCGAGGCTGACACCTTAGCCAGCGACTACACCACCGCCATCATCACACGTGAACAGTACGAGGCGACCGACTGGGATGGTACAGGCTTGCCGCCGGTTGGTTGCGAGTGTGAGCGCTCATGGATTGGCGATGAATGGCAACAGTGCGAAATACTTTTCACAAGCAATCAAGTTGTTGTAGTTAAGCTAAAAGGAAGTGGTATGGAGGATGCCTATAACATTGGTGACGTCACTTTCCGCCCACTCCGCACCGAAGCGGAACGCGCGATTGATGAAATGGTTCGGTTGTCCGGCGTGTCAATCGGTGCGGCTAAGATTCTGTATGACGCGGGGTATCGGAAATGAGCATATATCGTAAGGGATGGGTCCCGGTATTATATCGCTTCGAACTGGAGAAAAAGCTAAAAGAGCAGGGGTTTGAGAACTGGCAACAAATTTCACGGTTCTTATGTAATGGTGATGTCACGTCTTGGGATGATGACTTCAATGGTCCAGAACAATATGTTTACCAAGTGGTAGACAACAGCAAGTGGCGACAATGCCGAGACGCGAAATTCTGGCAAAGATTGAACAGACTATGGTTTATCCCCCTGTGGGTATTGACCATACCGTTTCAATGGTTGATTCGAGGTAGAGTCGGTTTCGAAAACGAATCGAAACTTGCCAAAGTAATTATAAAATTAACAGGTCTCAGATGATAAACCAAAACTGGCCCGTTACTGGGCCAGTTTTTCCATTATCTCATCGTGCGACAGTCCGTCGGCCACATATCTGTTGTAGCGTATCCAGAATGCGTCCGTGGTCTGCTCGTCAGGCTCCGGGCGTTGCACAGTGGACATCTCTTTCTCAGTCTCTGACTGCTCATCAATCTGACTATCTTCAAACTGATACTCTTCAGCGGCTTCCAGATTGCGTTGTACCTGCGACACGGTGATAACGCCCTCAGCAAGATACAACATGTCCTTATCGGCGCGGGTTTTGGCGGCTTGTGCAATCTGTAACTCGTTAGGCTGTGCGAGTGGATTCCACACGTAGTTAAAGTCGTCAGGCCAGTAACCCAGTGCGCTACGTACCAGCACCTCATCAAGCTGGCGCAACCCCGGGTCAACCTGTGTCAACTGTTTAGAGCGGATAGAGTTATTGTAGTTGTTCATGTCCCCTTCACCAGTGGCATTCATGCCCTTAGCGGAGGTACCGAACAGGCGCGTAACAGGAATGTCGGCTGCACCACTAATCCACGTCATGAACGTCTCAAGCACTGGTGCAACACCGCCCAGGTCGAGCGTCTTACGTTCGTACGTTTCATCACCGTCCAACAGGGCCATCTGCACCAGTGACTTCATCTGACTGAACAGGGTGTAACGTGACACAATTGCATCATCCTGGTCACTGGCTAACTCATCGGACAGTCCTTCACGTTTGACCACATCGACGTTTGCCTCCTGCATCAGTTCCGCGATACCGTCCTTCGACGCAACCATGTCCATGATGTCGTCGAGGCACACGCGCAACTCACTGTCACCCCATCCCTGAGTCTGGACCATCTGGCGACGCGGCAAACGCTTGCCATTGAAACGCGCAAAATGGGTCCAGTGGATTTGCTGCCCGCCACCGGTAATGGTGTAATACTCCGGCATCATGTAGTTAGGTGCCAGAATGTCCCAGGTGTTCATCGTGAGCGGCGACATGTCGTGACGGTCAAACACGATGCAACGCTTCAAATCACCTTTACGAATACGGCGCACGTCGAGCGGCTTTGACAAGTCCTGCCCGGTCAGCATGAGAATACCGCCACCGCCGTACAGACGCGCCCATGTGAGAGCCTCCTGCACGTTGGCAGGGACCATCAAGCGGTCCTCTTCGATACGGATGTCATCAGCTTCCTTGCACTTGATGGTGCGCCACTCGCGGCACATATCTTCGGCAGGTATTTCCACAATCTGACGGGCCAGCCAGTTCGTGGAATATGCCGCGTCAAGTTGTTGCCAGTTGGACAACGCAGCATACTGAAACATGTTGTGAGAGCGTTTCGCTTTCCATGTTCCGAGACCAGACACGACGTTGACCAGCCCGTCGGTGGTGTGAAGGTTTGTTTTAGCAGCCTTAGCCATGTTTATAAAATCTCCGAAACGGTTGCTTTGCCATTGTGGAGCATTTGACTAATTGCATCACACATTGGGTCAATCTGGTCATCGTGAGCGTGTGTGTCATCAGCGGTAAACGCTTCACACTCCGTAACGAAGTCATGAACCCATGGGGCATCTTCGGGTATCTTAACATATCCTGACTCAATGTAACCCTGTACGTCCATCACGCGGGTTAATTTATTTGCTGCCGGTCCACGTGGTATCTCCCGCACAGGTATCACGGGCTTAATTTTGCGGCGAATCTTCTGGATAAGTTCTGTACCAGATGATTTATCTTCGACAGCCATGTAACGCAAACGACCATTTTTGTCATTACGGTGCTTGTTCCAGAAGTCAGGGATTTTCACCTCAAGCTCATACGCTTCGAACTTGTCACGCATGATGTCGAGGAGATACAGATATCCATCCTCACCCAAGCCCCACAGTTCGGCAACCTGATAGTCGTTATGCTCTTTGGCTTTCTGCGCCGTATCGATGAAGACCGCTTTGTATTTCAGTTTCGGTACAACGGTGTAACGTCCGAACCATGACCCCTTCAGAATGCCGCCACCGAGCGGTGAGGGGCGCTGTTGCATCTGACCGGAGAACATGTATGAGTTTTTCTTCTGCATCGCCTTGAGGGCTTCCAGAGAGTGTTTCTGGGGCCACAATGCACGCTCTGTTGGTAAACCCTCGTCGACAATGGCGGGGAGCACCAGGTGACGGAAATTATACTCACCGTCTTTCAACAGAGTGCCGCAAAAGTCCTCTTCGTGAAGCCGCTGCATGATGACAATGCAGGGGGTCTTCGTGGAGTTAAAACGTGATTTGATAGTTTCATCCCAGCGACGGTTAACACCGTTACGTTTTGGGTCAGAATACGCATCATCCGGTTTTAACGGGTCATCGATGATAATCGCACCGCCAAACCCGTTACCGTTCTCAAAGTCGTCCAGTTTACCGGCACCGAAACCCGTGATAGGACCGCCCGCAGCCGTCGCATAGAACACGCCGCCCTGGTCAGTACCCCATGCTTTCTTTGAATCCTTGTTCGCCTTGATGGTCACATGAGGCCACAGTTTCTGAAACTCTTCGGACTTCAAAACTGATTTAATTGATTCGGAGTTATCCAGTGCGAGAATATCAGCATACGACAGGTGAATAAATTCACACTTTGGATTTTTAACGTAGCACCATGCGGAAAATAATTTAACAGCCAGTTCAGTTTTTGAATAACGGGGCGGCATGTTAATTATTAAATGAGTGGTACGACCGTAAAATACGTCCATCAACGCATCACAAATTACATGATGGTGGTCACTGAATACAAATTTAGTCCCTTTTAAAACTTTGAAGAAGAAACGAGCAAATAAAGTGAAATCTTCCTCAAGTGCTAGGCGCAGTAATTTTAACTCTTTTGGGGAATCAAAATTCATCGTTGAACGCCTTTTTAAATACTTTCACATCTTCGGCGGTAATGTTGATATTTGTATTCGTATTATCCAGACCACCGGACAACTGAACCAGTTGTTTATCCAGTCCCATCAGTTTTGCTTTACCGAGCACTGCCGCCACAGCTGCGGAGGATTGCGGCGTCTCGGCGGACAGCGCAACGTTTTTAATTTCTTCCAGTTCCGCAACGAGTGAATCAACTGTCACATTGTGGCGCTTTGAATGAACTTGACGAAGTGAGGCAATTCTCCCCGCAACTGCCCCGTTATCTAGCATTTCAGATGCACGTTTAGCGATGGTGTTCACGGCCATACGGGAAGTGTTATACGAGCGACGATATGACTCGGACGCATTGCCCGTTTCCACAAATGCCTGAGCAAACTTCTCCTGCTGTTCTGTCACACCATGCTCATTAAGTTTCGCCCTTGCCATATTGGCCCCCACGCTATTGTCTATAATGCCACGATTTTACCATGACTGTACCGTCATTGCCACATACCCCGTTAAAACTCGTTCGGGGTACTTCAACGGGGTATCAAAAACTCTTTAACTTTCAGTACTATACTACTTATTACCCTTATACCCTTATAAAATAGTAATTAGTAGTAATAGAAAGTATATAAAATATAATATAAATGTAGTATAATACATAATGTATAGTTTATATAGTTTATAAGAGGGAAGAAGGGAAGAATGTACGGGGTTTTCGGTTATGCTCGTAAACCTATGATTGTGAAAGTAAATTTACCACCCCCATACCTCGGGTATTTCGGGGTAAAATGAGGTATTGACCTGTAATTCTCTATTGTTTTATAGTATATACTCTACAAAAGGAGAGCAACATGATTCATCTCAGAGATAATTGTCACGGTACTACGAAATTTAAAGAAACAGAATTGTGCAGTATTTGTGCACTTCATGACCACCATGATTTTGTGAAAGCGAAAAACATGGGTCTTCCCGCACGCAATGAACTCTATCAGAAAGTTCTCGACGGTCTTAACGATGGTCGCTTATGGAGGGTACAGAAGAAACCAAATGGCGAATGTGGACATCCGGGCGTCCGTAACACTGCTGGTAAATGTGTTTTCTGCTTAACCGAACAACGCATGACGGGGGAATGGAAAAAATCAAAACCAGCCATTGTTAACACTGCTGGTGAGGTTGACGCACTGCGTAAGAACATCGCCATGATTGAGCATAATATTTCCGTTTTGAATGAGCAGTTGCAGACGATGAAAAACGCCCTGTTACTGAGTGAATCAGGAATTCACGTTGGTGTTATTAAAATCAAATCACCGCGTCAGCAAGCCATCGCCGACGGCAAACGCTGGTATATTCCGTATGAGCCTTGTAAGCACTGTAACACTATCGCAGAACGCTATGTAGCAAACGGCAGATGCCGCAACTGTGGGAGATAATAAAATGACAATGGTGTGGGTTGTGGAAGGTGGGTGGAAACATGAGGGTACGGAAATAATCGCTATTTGCACCACTCCTGAAAAGGCAGATGAAGAGAAAGAAAAAGCGGAGAAAACAAAGCAATTTAATTATTCTAAGTATGACTTTGTTGAAATTACTGCTCATGTCCTCAAATAAAAACAAAGCCCGCTAAATGCGGGCCTTTTATTTACCTGATTAACTGTATTCCATATTTCCCTATTCTGAATTCCTTTCTGTAAATCGGGTGCCATCCGTAGCGGGTTTTATCGATTATCAGCAGGTTCCATTTGAAAAGTTTTATACTTGTATAACCTTTCGCATGTTGATAGCTAATCATTTCAACATCTCCGGACTGATTGACTGACGACTGACTTCACCGTATTGCTTGTGATATGTAATGACATTGGCACTGCGCCCACTGAACCATCCACCCCGGGCCGCATACGCATCCTTAGCTGCCAGCGTGCGGTGTTGTTCAACCACCATACAATTACTCTCGACAATTTTCTGGTGGTGTAGGTGACCCACGTGGGCATATGCATAACTTGTCTCACCATAGTCGCGGCGGAACCGGGAAATCATTACTGACTCGACACTGTCAAACCGCACTTTGTGACCATGATGGAAAAAGAGCACCGTGTCGCCGTGGCGGAACATTTTGAACACGTCCGGTGATGTATCCACAGTTACACGGTCATCATGTCCGTACATCATCTCAAGCGCGCTGGTGAGCCACAACATACCTGTCTGTCGTGATTCCCTTGCGACACGACAATGTGCACCTGCGGGTGTTTCAGTGCAACAATCTCAATCGCCCGGCGCACCATTCGCATTGTCACCTGAATCATTTTAAAATAGCGGCTGTCCGCATCCAGCACATGTCCGCTCGCCGGAGTTACCGGTGCCAGTGAGTCACTGTGCATCAGGTCGCCCAGCAGTGACACCACGGCGGTATGTGACCACGGGGATATCTCGACGGCAGCGCTGAACCAGTTGGTAAACGTATCCTCCGCTATTTTGATATCCCAGTCCTCGCCGGACTCTTCCAGACACGCCAGCATCCCCAGATGGAAATCGCTCACGGTGTACAGGTTGCAAAGGTTCTCCGCAGTGGGGTGTCTAGTAAACCCGGGTAACTCAACCGGCTCAATATCCGCTATAAGCGCCGCAATCGCCTCCTGCATCATTTTCAGCTGGCGCTCGGCGTCCACATCAGTCTTGACCCATTGCAGCACTACAGTCCCGTCCTCCTTCACCAGTGATGATGTACCTTTCACCTTGTAACCGTCCGGCACAAAGCGGGACACATTACCACCGTGACCCAGACCGCGCGCACCGAGACGTTTGATGCGGCGGTTAATGTTACCCGGACTCATACCGTACTTTTTCGCAATAGCGTGACCACTCATCCCTGCAGCCACGTCAACCAGTAATTGCTCATCAGTCAGCATACTCATTACACTTTACTCCGGCTTTTAACTAACTGGTCAATAACGACCGTAAAGAACTGGTTACATCCGACATTCGGGTAATCAATGCCGAACTTGTAACCTTTGATGATAAGGTCGGCCACTGTGGGATTGCCGCCCGGGTTGGCCTGTTTAATAATTTCCTGTACGCCCATCTGCGCACGTTGAGCGCTGCAGCCGTTAAAGAGCAGGTTAGCAACCTGTGATTCATTTGTCTCAGCAGTAACAGCCGCATTAGCAGTACCGCACAGCATCAGACAGAACAGTAATTTACGCATTTTCATATCTCCAGGTATGCACACCTGCGCATTTGAGCGCGTGCGCCATAATTTCATCATTGACAACCGCAAACATCAGATTCGTGGCGTCAATCGTAATGTGACGACCGGCTAACAGGTCATCATATGTCACGTCGTGTTTGTGTAACCATTCATGTGCATCACGTGTACCGGTCACTAGCACATCGTGACCCGCACAGTACAGCGCCCTTGCGAGCGCGATATTGTCCTTAATCGGTTCCCCCTGTGCATCCCGCAGTACACCGTCCAGGGCGAACAACACCGATTTCACTCAACCTCCCACTTGATGCCAGCAGCGACCAGCATCTCTTCTACATCTGCGCGATTGTAATAATCACCATCAGAGTCGTAATGAGCGTGAGCGCTGCAATATGCACCACCCTCAATACTCATTGCTTTTGGTAGTTTCACTCTGCGGGACTCTAACCGAGAAATCCGCTGCTGCGCCTTCTCCAGCGCCTCTACCAGCGTCGAATTGCTCTCAAGGCATTGCAGAGCAAGCGAAGCAAGGTAATTTGTTTCTTTGAGGCTCATCAGCCAATGGCCTGGATTGTTAGCGCAATACTCCATATCTGCCAGTTTCTTTAGCCACTCCATGCGCTCAGAAGAAATGCCTTCCGCCTTCAGGATCTGCGCCAGTTCGGTGATATCAGTTACCATGCTCGGCCTCCACGCGTAGCTGCTTGGCAAAATTAACGGCATGCCATTCTGCGTCACTGTTGTAAAGTGCGATATATTTTGCGAACTTCTCAACTCCGCGCGCCTTGGATTCGGCTACGATGCGATCGGTGGCGGGGGTTTCGATATTGTTGAGAGCGTCAGTAAACCCGCCCCTTTCCATACCAAGTTCGGCTTCATAGTCAGCATCAAATGCGGCGTTTTTGCAGAACGTCTTCAGCACCACATTCTCCGCAGCCAGTTCCACCACCCGCGCCTCAGCCGCTAAACAGCGTTCCATCAGCTGGCAATAACTTAATGTTTCCATACCCACTGCTCCCGTACTTTACCTTCAACAATGAGACGGGTGACACACAGTCCGTCCCGGTCAGCCTGTGCACGCATACGTGACAGTGTGTTCAGCGCCTGAACCTCGGTCATATTATCCAGCAGGTCAGACAGTTTGTGATGACTGATAATGTTTTTCATTTGTTGCGCCTCTCTGTTGTTGTTCCGATGAGTTAAAGATAACCCACCTTGACGAACCCGTCAACACTAATCACAAAAAAAAAGCCCCGAAGGGCTTATTTAGTTTCCGCAAAGGCTAACGCACTTGTATCACCCTGCGCCGCTGCGTAATGTCGCGCCACGTCTGCCGCATTTGTGAGGTTAGCGTGAATGTGTCCAGTCTTGATGTACAACCGTGGCTTACCACCATCAATCATTATCACGTTATTCACACGCCCATCTTTGAGCGCAGGGTGCCAGTCGTAACCCAGTTGACGCATCATGTCACGACGTTTGCCCACTGGCACAGCGCGGTCAGCGCGCATCTGGTGTAACAGGTTGTCCAGTGCCTTACTGCTCACCCAACCACCCGCAAAACCCTGGCGACCCTCATCAATTGCTTCCATGATTTCCTGTTCAACGCTACCCAGTGACGCGCTCACAGCTTCGTGAGTGCTGCTGGTCTCTGGTGCTCGCTGACAATGTGTTGCCGGGTTAAACTGCGCGGGAATGGCGTAGTTCTCCAGATAATGCGTTACGGCTGCAAATCCGCCACCACGTTTGAGCCAGTCATACAGGTTGGGGAAGTAGTCGCCACCCATACCGTCGCGCACGATGTCAATATGCTCCTGCTGCGCCGTGTAGAAAATGGCGAACCGGCGGTCATTAGCGGTCTTGCGCACGGCGTTTTTGTGGTTACTGTTAAACATGAAGTTAGCGCACAGGCGGTGCATAACCTGGTCCTGCTGCATCGCACGTTTAGCGAGGTACTCACCGGTAATCATCGGCTTTAGTGTTTCAATCAGTTCAAGTTTCTGCTCAGGAACATAAATATCTTCCACGCCGATAAATATTTTATCGAACAACCAGGCGTTGAACTTCTCACCAATTTCCTGTGCTGGCGGCATGTGGCTGTAACGTGAACCGACAGCTTCCATTACGCACAGTGTGAACAGCGTTTTACCGTTACCTTCGACGCCCTGCAGCAATGGTGCCCATTTGAACTTGGTTCCTTTGTACTGGACACACGCTGCCATGTAGGACAGAAGAATGTCACGGTCACGCTCGATGGGTAACAGTTTGGCCAGATGAGTAAGGAAAGGTGTTACATCGCCCGGGACGCTCGCCACCGTAACCGGTACGTATGTATTGACATGACGAAGACCGTCTTCTTCAATGATAGCACCCTGTGACAGGTCCGGACGGAATGTCGAGCGGTCAACTTTCGGGAACATGATACATTGACTCCGTGTGAAGGCTTCAAAGGCAGACTTTGTTGTTTTTTCGTTACTGTCGTCTAACGCGAAGGCGTAACCACCGTACATAACGTCGAATTGTTCCGATTTCAGCATTTGACCATTTGGAGTTAATACACGATGACTATCGGCCACATACACGCAGCCTTTGAAGTGGTCCAATAATTGAGACCCACCGACAAACTGATAGCCGCTGCGGATAATTGGTGTATTAGATTCTACAACCTGCGCAGGGGTCACCAGTTCAATCGGTGCGCCGACGCTGTAATAGGTTGTGCGCCCGCGATTGGCGAGCATGATTGTTTCACGCAGATATGCTGGACGGTCTTCCCACTTCTTACGCAGGAGTGCGCTCTGACGCATCAGACGTTCCATGCGGGAGCAATTCCCACCTGTCCAGAAACTCAGATGTGAAGCAAGCGCCAAATCCGCTTCGCTTTCATCGAAACCATCACCACCCTGGTCAGGTGGGAACATGTCCGATAAAACCTCGACATTACGTGTCCACAGGTCTTTAAATGTTGCCTTACCACCGAAGATTGCACCAACACCGCCTTTGCTCGAACATGCTTTTTCAATGAGTTTTACGTCATCTTCAATTGGATAAGAACCCTCCACATGTGTATCGGTCCATCCGGCATCATCCGCAACATCGTCTGGTTTCAGCAGATAACGATTAACTATTGCATCCAGATTCTGAGTGTGAGATGTGTTGATGTCGCCGACAATTGCGTTACCGGTTAAGGCAATGAAACGTGCCTCGGTGTACAAATCGAAAAGGTTTACCTTTTTACCATCAACAACGATGTTTGCTTTTTTGTAACGCTTGTCAGTTTCTACCGATGGTTTACCGGTGCCGAGAATATGTAACCCTCTGCCAGATTGAGACACCTCAACGGCCGCACCTGCAAACATCCGGCAAAGCTCGGTGGAAATATCGTTCCATTTGCCGTCTTTAAGACAATCATCTATATCGAAGAAAAAGAATGGGTCATTTTCTGTCAATACAAATGCCACCCCCCAACCTTCACCACGGTGTGACGCTTCAGCACATGCCACATCTGCGGTAACCCACGCTGAAGAGTTGTGAGCGTCCGTAACGTCACCATTAATGTAGCAGGGAAATTTATCTGTTTTTCCCGGGCGTTTCTGTGACGGCACCAGTTTGTAAATCATGAATTGGGCGTAGGAGGTCATTCCCCCTAACGCCGGGGGTAACGTGTGCATCATCTCTGTCTCTCTGTTTTAGTTATTAAAGCAGGGTGGTCAGTGCGCGGGTGCGCAGCTCCAGTGGCGCGGATTTGGCAACGCTATCACCCAGCGCCATCCCCTGTCCAATCAATTCGAGGTTTTCTTCTTCCACTGCTCGTTGCATCACCGCTTCACGAAGTGCGGACATCTTAACCCAGTGATGGTTAACTGACCCCATCGCCACGCCAGCCTCAGCCGCAACACCATCGCGGGTAAGAGTACCAAAGCCGTCGCGCTGTGCAATCGTGTAAGCTACTTCTAAAATATATTCTTTGCTCATAAATTCGGTTCCATTAGGTAATTTGTTGCAGTATGGCACAGGTTGACGGAGTGGTCAATCCCTTACCCTGTCGTTCAGCATCTGTTGGAGTTTTTTGGATGCCAGCGCAATTACGTCCGCATTGTACAATTCTTGTCTTTCGTAAGCCAAAAGGTTAGCTCCTTGACTGGTTGAGACACCTGTGCAGAATCGCTTACTGAAAATACGTATCAATTCGACCAGTTGTTTCTCTCCGCCGGATTGTAAAATTAACTCAACGAGTGTTTCGTACTGCCCGTTGTGTTTTTCAGCGGAACTACTTTCTACACCGCATAGATTACATCTGCACATACCCATCACAACTCCCCCTCACCATTCCAGAATTTAAAATCACCGCCCAGCCCGATAATGAGTGTCCCAAATGCAAGCTGTGCCTCTTCGTGTTCCGTACCTTTATATTTCCACCCGGCTTTCTTCACCTCACGCGCCACAAACTGTCCAATGGTCGACCCAACCATATCGGGTGTGATAACCACGGGGCGGATACCGATGAGGTCGCTCGACTTGATACGTTTGTTCATCGCCGGGGAGTCGTTTGCGATACCGTAACGTACCGGTACACCCCGCTCATCCTTCAGAACCCCGACATTATTGCGAAAAAGTCGCCACCCCATCTTGCTTGCCAGCAGTCGTGCCTCATCCTGTACACGCGCTTCAGGTGTATCTTTGGTTGAGCGTGGGACATCCAGTCCCACCATTGTCACAAGGTCAGCCAGTGCCTCAGCCGTGATACCGTGCTTACGTTGCCATTCGAGAAGTGTTGGTGTCATTTGGTCGCGTCCACAATGTTCACTTCACAAAGTTCAAATTTGATGTGTGGATACTTATCGAGTGCTTTATTCAAACACTGTTCGGCCTCTTTTTTATCAGAAAAAATAGCCTTGAGATTTTCATATTCCAAATGTGTTACAGAATTAATACCTGATTCATCACAAATTGCATAAAACTTGTAATTGCGATTCATAACCCAATCCTCTCTCTTAATTTATCCGCATCAGCCGCTTTGAGCGCTTGCGCCTCCAGCCATGACACACCGTATGTCAGGTAAAACTTACGAAATATTTCACTGTCGCTCAGACCTTCCGCACGGCGATACCCGGCCCACTGAGCAAGAGTATGGTCCAGTTTGACGAGCGCGTCAAGTCTTCTTTTATGGTGTTTAATATTATGCATCACACCCTGAACCGGTACGTTCAATGCAGTCAGTCTGTCACGCATTGCCTCGGGTGTCTCACGTGCTCCCACAACCTCATTACGCATCTGCGCCAGTACATCTGGGTCAAGCTCGTACAGGTCACCGTCAACAAACTCTGGACCACTACGTTGTGCAGGTTTTGGTACAGGCTCACCACAGTCCGGACATGCATCAAGGAACCGCTCATACACCGCCGCGCAAGCTGTACACACGCGCACCGTCGATGGTTCACTTTTACCCGTGCGACGCTCCCGGCGGTCAAGACTCCACTCACGAGGTGCATCCGGTAAACCGTGGCGCATGACGTTTGATACGGCATCAATGATGATTGCGTGTGTTTTCCCTTCGAACGGGCGCAGCGCGCGACCAAACATCTGTGCATAGAGTGCATAACTCTGTGTCGGTCTGGCGAAAGACACTACTTCTACTGCGGGAATATCAACTCCTTCCCCTATTAACGAATCATTAACAATTTGCAAAATCTTTCCCGATTTCAAATCGCGGATGGCCTGTACACGTTCTTCGTCTGCGTTACGACCGGACAGTGCAACAGCTGGTACGCCTCGTTTGCGGTATTCCTCTGCTACTTCCTCCGCCGTATCCACACCGACGGTAAACGTGATGCCACGTTTACCCGGGCAGATTTTTAGATAGTGGCTCACAATGTCACCGACGATATGCGACCGTCCAATCTCCGCTTTCAGTTCTTTCTCTTTATAGTCCCCCGTGGTTTTACTGGTTTCCACGTTATCCAGTCGCAAGTCGGTCGGCGGGCAGTAAATTTTATACTGACTGAGATATCCGTTATCGATAAGCCAGCGCATTGATGGACCCTCAACAATCACGTCCGCATAACCGTCCGTCTCGCGCGATAAACCCTGCCCATCTGCACGACAAGGCGTGGCGGTTGGACCGAGTCCACGTGCGCCAGCATTGAGCAGGGGTGTCAGCACACCGCCCCAGGTCTTCGACTTCTTCGTGGCGTGGTGAAACTCATCCTGTACGACGGTCAGCTTATTACCCAGCTTTGCCAGGTCAGCAATTTTAGCCTCACGCATTGACTGTACGGACGCAACCATCACCCGCGCATTTGGGTCAACATAGTTAACCCCGTGGTTTTCCATCGACTGCTTGGCTGCGAAGCGTACCACCTTATTAGCCGCGATAACCTGATGACGAATTTCCATACGCCCCATCGTATCGCTCAACTGTGTAATCAACTCCTGACGATGCGCCAGTACCAGTACATACTGGCCCCGGTCACGCTCTTTTGCGACAATGGCGGTCAGGGTCATTGACTTGCCACTGCCGGTACTGGAGACCATCGCTACAAATTGCTTACCGGCATCCCACTGCTGGTACGTATCACTGACCAGTTTTTCCTGATAGGGTCGGAGTGTTGGAAGGGTCATTTACGCACCTTCTTAACCACCAGTAATTTAAAAACAGACCCACACGCGTTACATTTTGCTTTAGTTGAGCCAGAGCGAGTCTGTGTGAGTTGTCCGTTGCATTTTTGACAACTCACTTCTTTCACTCGTTCTAACATCCGCTCATTGATTTTTTCAGAGTTGTTAGCTTTCGGTTTATTATCAGTCAGATAACCTAATGCTTTTGCTATTTTTTTATACTCTTTTGCAATCCATTTACCGTCTGGTTCATGGTGAAGACCATCACCCATCATGTCACCCAGTTTAACGAGTTGACGGTGTAAATATTCTCTGTCCGGTTCAAAAGTTAATTTTTCACGTTTAGCTTCCATCTCTACATCTCCCACACTTTGCGCACGTGGTTCGACTCGACCATACGTGCTTTTCTGATTAGTTTACGTGCCACATACATCGGTATCTGCACATCGTCGAGGAACCATTTATCCTTCTTACTGACCGAGTTGTCCCAGCCGTAAGAGGGCCGGAGCAGTTGTTTAATTTGTGTCATTTTCCTGAGCCTCAAATTGACAGTCACACTCGATTTTAATTGGTTCACCCCACGGGTGCACGCCCCCACTATCTGCCATACTTGTACCGCCGCACTTAGGACAGACGTTAAGTGCTTCGCGTGACGCTTTCCACGCGTCATATTGTCCATCAATGTCGGAATCCACATAGTAGTCATGCTCAGATGAATAAATTAAAGACCAGGACTCACGAGGTGAAGTCTCATAAAATTCCTCCCACCATTTTTGAAACTGTTCTCTGCTGTCAGCCATCTCTCTACTCTCCATTGTTATTGACGCTCCCGTCATTGTGCATTACCATCCACCCCGTGTCAAATTTAAAATTAGTGTTGACGAGTGCGTCATGGTGGTATAGAGTTCACCACATCGACAACAACAGGAGGACAGAGAGACATGAGTAATATCACCTTAACCATCCCGAACGACGACCACATTGCGCTGCGTGCGTTTGGTAAAGCACTGGAAGAAATGGCACTGGCGCACGGTGCGCCGCTACGAGTTAACCCCCACGCGGACGTGGAAAAATTGCGTGAGACAATGGAGAATGCGGAACCAACGCATATCATTCCTGAAGTTGACACCACCGCTCAACAGGTTGAGTCACTCGGTGTAACGCATATCATTACTGAGCAGAAATTAGTTGGTGACCCCGTACCTGTGGGTGACGGTAATTTCTCACAAGGATACGTCGCCACAGTCGAGGAAATTGCTGACCCTGTTGACTCAACCGGTACACCGTGGGACGAACGCATCCATTCCACCAGTAAAGCGCTCAATGCGGACGGTACGTGGCGTCTGCGTCGTAAGCCGAAGGATATGGATGAGGCGGAATGGTCCGACTACGTGAGTATGATTAAAGCCGACTTGCAATATCCGGTTGAATGTGGTGGTGAGGGAGAACAAGTTGACCAGGAGCATTATGCTGCTGAAACTGCCGAAGGTATTAACGACATTGAACCACCCGTAACACCGCCGGGCGATGAGGAAAGCGAGTTGCAGCCGCCACTCTATGAAATCGCACCTGGACACATCGGCGTGATGCAAGACGAACCACCTGTAACACCGCCACTGCCTGTACCGCCGCCGGTAGTTGTTGCGCCTCCTGTACCGGAAGTAACCACATGGGACTTCCCGCGCCTCATGACCTTCCTGACCGAGCGTCACGGTAAGATTGATGTGGCAACGGTGAACACGCTGCTGGCGCAGGATGGTATGTCATCGGTACAGGAACTGAACGCCCATCCGGATAAAATCGGTCCGTTCGTGGCACGTGTTAAAGCACATCTGGGGGAGTAAGACGATGGGTGACGATAGAGAAGTAATATCCCCGGTAAAGACTAGTGATGGTAAATGGTGCGCGTTGGGCAAAAAATTTCGACGACTCGGACAATGTCAAAAGTATATATGGTCGAAAGGTTTTGCAGATGGAACCCCAGTAGATGAGAGTTGGATTTATGACTAACTTACCCAAAGTATCGGATGCTAATGTTTGGATGTCGTGCAACGGTTCATTTCGTGCACAGCAATTGCATCCACCATTGTCAGATGAACCATCCGAATCGAGATTATTTGGCCGGGCATGTCACGAAGTGGCTCAGAAGTTATTCAAAAACGAGCCATTCAGTGACCTGGTGGGCAGTCTGTCAAAGGATGGAATTGTTATCACAGATGAACTGTTTGACGCTGCCCGCGAGTATTTTAACGAAGTGTGGGGTTACTGTAACACTCATGGGCGAGTGCACAACCTTCACGTTGAGGAAGTGTGTCCTGTACCGGGTTACGGTGACTGGTACTGTATTCCTGATGCGTGGGTGTACGTACCGGAAGGAAAGGTGTTGCGCGTCTGGGATGCTAAATTCGGTCACCGCATTGTCGATCCGTTTGAAAACTGGCAGCTGTTAATTGAAGCATTCAGTATTTGCGAACAGTTCCAGACGCCGCCGGACATTATCGAACTGGTCATCGTACAACCCCGTGGATTCACCAGTGAGGGAACGGTGCGCAAATGGGCGCTCACATACGATGAACTGTGTGTATACCGGCAGCAGGTGAACGAGACGATGCCCCGCGTACTGGACACCGCTCCGATGTGTACACCCGGTCCGTGGTGTCTCGACTGTAGCGCACGTGCGCACTGTGACACGCTGAAGCAACAAAGTTACGCGGGTGTGGACTACGTGCAATCGTTGCAGACGCACAACTTGTCCGGTCATGCACTGGGTGTTGAACTGCGACTCCTGCAGCGTGCACAGGAGATGATTAAAATGCGTCTCAGTGGTCTGGAAGAGCAAGCGCTACATGAGATTAAGCAGGGGCAACACGTGACATTCTACAGCGCTAAAACCACATACGGTCGCAAGCGCTGGAAGAAAGATGTTCCGGTGGACCAGGTGATTATGATGGGGGATTTACTCGGTCAGAATTTACGCAAACCGCAGGAACTGGACACACCCGCACAGTGTGCAAAAAAAGGTATCGACCCGTCCGTTATTGAACAGTACGCCGAAACACCTGTCACGGGTGTCAAGCTGGAACAGGTTGATGAACGTGCAATTAAAAATGTATTTTCCCGAAAATAGTTGTTGACGCACTCGTCAAACTAACGTAGTATTCAAATCACCGGGAGACAGAGGGTCTCCCACACTTAGCAGAGAGGAAAAGAAAATGCGTTTTATCAAAATCAATCAGGGTCCGAACCGCGCTGAACGTCGTCAGGCTTCACATCACGCTCGTAAATTTGAAGTGAAGTCCCAAAGTGCAAAACGCATGGACCGTCCGGAAAAACTCGAAGCCGTGAACAACGGCTATCAGAAACTTTCCAACTTCTTCAAATTCGCTTAACCAACATAACCCGAGCCGGGATATCCCGGCTATTAGCAGAGAGGATTTACAAGATGGCTCAATTTACTTTCGTTACCCCTGTTGCTCGTCTGATTCACGGTCACCCGCTGAAACAAAATGTACGCACTGATGATGTAACAAAACAGCCGGTTATCGGTAAAGATGGTCAGCCGGTTAAAGAAATTTACATCGGTATCGCAATTCCTAAAACTGGCGAAGCAGACTGGAAAGATACCGAATGGGGCAAACAAATTGTCATGGCGGCACTGGACGCTGAAAACGGTTATGATGCTGGTACTACTCGCCGCGCGGACTTCTCATGGAAAGTCGTCGACGGTGACAGCGACATCCCGAACAAAGCCGGTCACGCGCCGAACAGCGACGAATACAAACGCGGTCACTGGGTCTTGCACCTGAACACCCGCATTCCGTACAACTGTTATCACGTTGGCAAATACAATCCGCTCGATGCTATTCAGGACGTAAACGCTATCAAACTTGGCGATTATGTCCGCGTGAATATCGTGGCGAAAGGTAATAAGCCGTCTAAAACTCCGGGCGTGTATCTGAACCCGAACCTGCTCGAACTGTCACGCCCCGGCGAAGCGATTGTTCGTGAAGGTAGTGGTCCGGATGCAGCAAGTGTGTTCGGCGGTAGCGCACCTGCTCAGGTGGCACCAACCCCGGCCCCAGCTGCTCCAGCACCCGCAACACCGCCGCCAGCAACTGACTTACTGGTCACACCGCCGCCGGTTGTTGAAGAGAAGTATAGCTACAACGGCGCGGTGTACACCAAAGCACAATTGCTCAATATGCCCGGCTGGAGCGAAGAGTTAATCGCACAACACTGTCAGAAAGTAGCATAACCACAACGCCCCGGTGCGAGCCGGGGTAATTTAATCCGGAGAGATGATGATGAAACATTGCATGTTGGACCTTGAGACAATGGGTAACGGTAATCGTGCCGCAATTATTGCCATTGGTGCTGTTATTTTTGATGCTCAGAATGTTGAGCAAGAAGGGTTTTATGCGCAAGTGTCGCTTGATAGCTCAGTGCGTCAGGGACTTGAAATGGACACTTCTACAGTCCTGTGGTGGTTGCAACAATCCGATGCCGCACGTGCTGCATTTGAGAACAACGAAAAAGCCCAATCTCTCGCAACCGTTCTTAATGATTTTGCAACCTGGTTGGGACAATTCCACGATGTTCAAATGTGGGGAAATGGTGCCGCATTCGATAACACTATTCTCAGTGCGGCATATCGTAAATGCGGTCAAAACCAACCGTGGAAATTCTGGAATGACCGTTGCTATCGTACAATGAAAGCGCTGTTTCCAGACGTTAAGTGCGACCGTTTCGGTACTCATCATAATGCGTTGGACGATGCCCGCACACAAGCGTGGCACTTGATTGAAATTTGTGAAAAGCATGGGGTGAAATTATGACCGAACAAAACCAACGACTGAAACAGTTTGATGACAAATTAGCCGAACTGGAAAAGGCTATCAAACAGGTGCAGGAGCAACGCCGGGAATACATCAACCAGAGAGGGCTTAACAAATGTTCAAAGTAGGCGACCTGGTAGTTCTTAAAAGCGGCGGACCGGTGATGGTGGTTATCAGCACATCAATCATTGGCGCAGAATGTCAGTTCTACAACGAGAAACGTGGTGAATATGACTCAGTTGTCATCATACACGAAGCGCTGGAACCATTTTTAGCCCCTTAACTGGGGCTTTTCTTACAGAGAGGAACAGAGATGCAAAACGTATACTTAGTGATTCGTCATCCTCAAAACTACCGTTATTTAGGTATAGTACAGATTTCTCGATTTTATGAAATTGTGAAATCTGTAAAATCGAGAAAAGAAGCAAAAGAATTTTGTGATAGCAAAAATAAAAACTCAAATACCGAATACCATTACGCTGTAAAAATTCTGAGGGTCGAATGATGCACTATTTATCAAAATGCGAGGATGCAACCTGCGGTAAAACATACCCTGCTGACCTCCACGATTGCCCGCACTGTGGGGCTGATTCAGCGTTCTCCAGCGTTGCACCACTGGACCCTAAGTGGTGGCCTTACGATATTGAAACATATCCAAACATTTTTACCGCTACTTTCATCCATGCTGCGACCGGTATGGAACTGGTGTATGAAATCAGTGACCGTAAAAACCAGCAGTCGGAAATGGTTGACTTCATGTTTAACCTGGGAAAATCCGGCGCATGGGGCGTGGGCTTCAACAACATGTCATTCGACTACCCTGTGCTGCATTTCATTGCACATAACCCCGGCTGCACAGTGAAGGATATTTACGACTGTTCACAACGAACCATTAAAGCGAGTAACGTTAATCGTTGGTCTATGATGGTGTGGGACCGTGACCAGATATTTCCACAGTTGGATTTGCTGTTGCTCAATCATTTCGACAACAAGGCACGCATGACAAGCCTGAAAGCGCTCGAAGTTGCGATGAAATCACCAAACGTGAAAGACCTTCCTTTTCCTGTTGGAATGGTTCTGAACGATGCCCAGAAAGATGAATTAATCACGTATAATATTCATGACGTGCGGGAAACCACCAAATTCATGATGCGCTGCCTGTCGGCTATTCAGTTTCGTGAAGAACTGTGCCAGACACACGGTCGCAACTTTATGAACCATAACGACACGAAAATCGGCAAAGATTATTTCGTTATGGAACTGGAGAAGAACGGAATCCAGTGTTTCAACCGTGACGATAAGGGTCGAAAGCTCGGACCACGGCAAACCCCACGTGAAAGCATTTGTTTCGCGGATGTGATTTTTCCATACATCAAATTTGAGCGCCCGGAGTTTAACGAAATTCTCAAACGCTTCCAGTCGAAAACCATTTACAAAAAAGAACTGGATGAACTGGAAAAAGCAGAAGGGAAGAAAGATAAATTAGTAACAAAAGGCGTCTTTAGTGACCTGGAATGTACCATTAACGGGTACACTTTTGTATTTGGTGTCGGCGGCATCCACGGGTCAGTAGAGTCCCAGATTGTGGAAACGAATGATACACACCAGCTTGTAGACATCGATGTTTCAAGCATGTACCCCAGCATAGCGATTGCAAACCGTATTTATCCGGAACATCTGGGGGAGAAGTTTTGCGATATCAATGAATACTTCTTCAATGAGCGTATGCGCGTTGGTAAGAAAACCACGCCGGGTGCAGTGTACAAGCTCTCAATGAACGGTGTGTACGGTGACAGTAACAACGCATTTGGCCCATTTTATGACCCGAAATACACGATGACGGTCACGGTGAACGGTCAGTTAATGCTTGCAATGTTATGTGAAAAACTTCTTACCATCCCCGGTCTTACAATAGTGCAATCCAATACGGATGGAGTCACAATGCTTTGTCCACACGTTGAGCTAAGCCAAATGCGCGCACTGTGTAAACAGTGGGAAGCAATCACCAAACTAGAACTGGAAGAAGTATTTTACAAGCGTATGCCCATCAGGGACGTCAATAATTATTTAGCTCTCGATAACAAAGGACATGTAAAACGCAAAGGCGCTTACGAATACGAGTACCAGTGGCACCAGGACCCGTCTGCAACGGTGGTGGGTAAGGCTGCTGAGGCTGCACTCCTGTTTGACACCGATATCCGCACGTTCATCACGCGGCATTGTGACCCGTTCGATTTTATGCTGCGAGCAAAAGTGCCTCGTTCTGCACGTCTGGTGATGCGTTGGCCGGAATGGGGCGCTGAACGAGAAATGCAGAATACCACACGTGTGTTTATCTCACATAACGGTGGGTCACTGGTCAAGCTGTTACCACCAACCGGTGTACCGGGTACGTGGAAGCGTAAGAATGGTATCAAGGACGACGTGTATAATGCGGTAATGCGTGAGATTACTGGTCAACCGGGAGAACTCGACAGTATCGGTACACCGTGGGATGAGCGTATCCACACGAAGAGTCGCAGCAAGCATGATGCAGTGCGTGAAACCGGGATGTATGTCGGGTGGAAGGTGACAGAGTGTGCGGACGCTAAGGACTTCGACTGGGGCAGTCTGGACTATGAGTATTATGTGAAAGAAGCGGAAAAGTTAGTTTTACCGTTGTTGGGGTAACAACTACCGGCGCATCACTGCGCCGGGTCTAAGAGTTTTCGGCGCATTTCAGCAAGTTCAATTTCTGCCTTTTCACGCTCAATTCGCGCAATAATTTCCTTCTCCTTACGCTCGGCGGACTCGTTACGAATTCGCCGTATGTGACCGTAAATCATAATGATGGTCAACAGAATACCGCACAGGGTGGCAAAGATACCGATAGTTTCCGGGGTAATGCCGTACTTAGTCATCAACCCCGTCACCGTTGTCCCGCTTGCTACCAGTGTCCCGGCTTGTGTGTTTCCGGTGAAGCTCATAGTATTTTCTCGCTTTGATGTACCACTCAACGACCTGCGCCAGCATAAGGATGATGACCAGAGTTGTCGATATGAACCGCAATACCTCCAGCATCGTCACTATCCTTTTTCAGTATCGTGAGGATTGCCGCACAGTATAGCATCGTGAACATTGCCACATAGACATCGAGTGGTTGATAGAAAAACCACAGGAGCCAGCCTATCAGATTAATCGACATGGAAACAATGCTGATGAGCATCATGTCAAGAGACTTTCGGGATGTTCCGAACCGGTAGAGAATACCGACTACGATGAAATCACAAAATGCGGCGAGGAAAAAATAAATCGAACCATCCAGATTGCCGCACAACTCCTGGAAAAGAGTTGCCACCATCACAAAGAGAAACGAGGCTCCCCGGGGTCTGGCGATTACTGAGGCAATCAGGAAGGTGTACATTGTTTATTTGGTCCGGCGTTTCACTTTGGCACCGCCCGCGTCACCGGTTTTACTGCGGGGTTTTACATTTGCTCCACCGGCGTCACCTGCTTTACGTGGTTTAGTCTTGTACATTTTATCGCCCTTGTATGTTAGGATTAAGCCTAATTGTACAGCAGGTGTTACCAAATGAAAAATCCTTTAAGTAAACAAATGACCGCCCTTCTCACCGCATTTGCAATGGGTGGTACGGGTACCGCAGTAGTCACGCAGACGGATTTGCTCGACCAGTTCCTGAACGAGAAGGAAGGGAACAGGCTGACAGCATATCTGGACAGTGCAAATCCGCCAATCTGGACCATCTGCCGGGGTGTGACGCGCATTGATGGTAAACCGGTAACAAAGGGTATGCGGCTCACCGAAAAGCAATGTGATCTTCTGAACGATAAGGAAGCGCAAAAGTCGCTTAAATGGGTACGTGACAACATCCCGGTAAAACTGAACCCGGTGCAACAGGTTGGTATCGCGTCGTTCTGTCCGTACAACATTGGACCCACCAAATGTAAGGGGTCAACATTCTTCAAATTGCTGCAAAAAGGCGACTGGAAGAATGCGTGCAAACAGATTCCCAAATGGGTGTTTGACGGTGGCCGTGATTGTCGCATTAAAAGCAATAACTGTTCCGGACAGCCAATTCGCCGGGAGCAGGAAGAGTATTTATGCCTGTATACACTGGGGGAATCGAAATGACAATGTTACAGCGGGTAGTAACTGTTGTAGGAATCGTATTCGTGATATGCGTATATTGGTTGGGTTATTATCACGGAAAGCAGTCGGTCAAACTGGACGATTTCAAAGCATATAAAGAGGCCGTCGAAGCCCGTGACGCGCTGCAGGAAAAACTCAATGCTTCCGATGTGAAGTTACGGAAGACACAACAGGAACTGAAAGAAGCCCGGGCCAAAAAAGTCGTTGAAAAAGTCATCATCTACCGTGACCGAATCAAAGACCCCACCACCGCTCAATGTGTCAAAGATAGCGGTATCCTCGACCTGTATGATGCGACCGTAAAATGAAAAAACTCATCCTTCTGATATCTGTACTTGCTTTAACCGCGTGTACTCAGGAAGTACGCAAATGCCCACCTCCGTCTAACGACCTGCTTACACCGAGTGGTGAATTGTGGACAATCGACGGTGGCCCTGAACGAGCCGCCACGGTAATTCCACATAACGGGGAAGTTCTGATGACCGACCGGGACAGAGTGTCCCGGTGGCAAAACTGGTGGGAAGGTTGTAAAACCTTATGAGTATTCTTCGATGATAACGATTCCCGGGCGTCCAGCGGCACCGTTTCTCAATGACTGAGATGGACCGTTGGAACACCCGGATGCCCCGGAACCCCAACCACCACCGGTTACTGCCGGGTTGTTGATTGTCTGCACCGCACCACCCACGCCCATGAGTCCATCTGAACCCCTGGAACCAATTGTGACATCGGTCGAAATGGCGAAGCCAGCGGCGGAACCCGGTCCAGGAACACCGAAGATGTTCCAGCCGGTAGGGGAATTACTGTTAGCGTTGGCGACGGGTTGGAATGGTGGGTTCGCCGGACCAGCTGGTTGACCGGCTTTACCACCCGGACAGCTAATCAAGGTACCCACGGAGGTTGTTCCACCATCACCACCGTATGTGGATGAAGATGTACCAGCAGTACCTCCGGCACCAATCGTCACTTGCAGAGAATTAATTGCGGTAACATCGTAAATACCCTCGGCATAAGCACCGGCCCCGCCACCGTTACTCATTGATGTTTGTCCCGCGCCCGTAGCTACCGCTGCTGAACTACCGCCACCGCCGCCGACCGCTTTAATCTTCCACTTTTTGGCACCTGCGGTTTTCGACACCAGTGTGTCAGTCGTGAACACGCGGACTGCGAGTAATCTTCCGGGGGTTGCGGTCATCAATGCGTCATAGAGTTGACTGTTCGTTCCATTATCGACAGTTCCGTTAGGCGTAACACCAGCTACATTGAGCACGCGGGCAAAAAAACCGCTCATGTCGTTAGCCCAATCGGCTTCAAAATACGAACCATCTTCTGCTGTCGGTGATGTGCGGTTTTTAAATGCGCCCTGAGGTTGCTCTGTCGTGGGATTTTCAAACCGCCCTGGATAACGGTTGCTACGGTCTAAAGCCATTATTTAAACTCCTATAAATCCGGTCGCTTGTGCCAATGAGTCACCAAATTGAGTTGATGAGTCACCTGCCTGTACATAATCATAAGCCTCAAGGAAACCATTGAATTTTACACCCTGCGGCTTCGGAACGAAAGAGGCGTTGACGAGCGCCCACCGTTCGAGCTCTGTGATTTTCCCGTAGAATTCCACGGAGAAACTCATGTCCTCACCATCAACCAGACGGGTAACCTGTGCGTTGGGTAACAGGAAATTCATCCCATTAATAATGTCTTCAATGGTCGCGTATGAGTTGTTTTTGAGAATTTTAGATTTAATTGCCAGGCGATATAAGTTGTCCGACATTGCCATCGACTGGTCAACAGACGGCACACTACACATCGCAGAGGTGTCACCGAATTCAGCTGGACCATTAACATCGCTGGCGCACATCGCCGTTTCTATTGTGACTTCACCCATAAAGTCCCGAGGTACCACCACAATGCGCCCGATAACGTCGAGTTGTTCACCTTGCGCGTAATCAATTGAGTAAATGATACGCACAGCTGTGGCCGCATCTGCAATCTGTGCAGCCAGTCTACGTGCGATGTTATACCACGCGACAGCCTTTGGCTTGTTACGGTACTGAGCGTAGATACGATTCGGAGCATCTGACTCAGTTGCGACGTAGTCGCTGACAATTGTCAACGGTACGAAGTAGGATGTGGAGAAGAAGTTCATCAGTGCCCACAGGAATTGACGGAAGATGCACTAATGATACCCTGTGAATCTCTCGTTAGTCAATTTAACTGCAAGTTTATCGCGTTGGGACAGATGTGATGCGTATCTCTTCATTCTCCATAGAATGAGTTTTGACTCACGACACCAGAAAGGTGCTGGTATTTTACCAGAAAGAACCCCGCCGAAGCGGGGTTTTCATCTACGCTAACCGTTGCAGGCCGTAGTTAGTATGAATTGTTGCGTATGCCATAAATTATTCCAAAGTAGATTACTGGTTTGCGGCTGCTTTTCCGCCATCTTCCAACGTCACAATTTCTTCGGTTGTAAATGTGGCACCTTCCGGCAACGGATTATTGATAACCTGTATTACTTCGCCCGTTTCATGATCTTCAACATCTTCCGTCATATAATCCCACTCGCCAATATTTATCACTTTACCGTTTTTGTCTCTGATTACTGTCGCTGTATTCATTTTGCTACCCACCCCGTGTTACCTGTTCCTGCTTCTTTTACGTAAAATGTTGATGCTGCTCCGCCATCAGTGCGCCGATATGTTGAACCAATTCCAGCAGCCACTACTCCTTCCGGGCTTCCAGCGCCAGCGCTATCGAATACCGTTGCCGTATAGTAACGGCTAATAACATAGCTTCGGTTTATTCTGACTGTTGAACTACCTGCGTTAACGCTAGCATCAGCAGCAGGTACAAGCCCGGCTGAACCAATATTCCAACCGTTAAAATAACCAGTATTAAATCGTAACGAGGAAGAACCCAAATTGATGGTGTTTGTTGCTGATGGCACCGCGGCCGTAGCAGTGATGTCTATTCCCACTGTAGAATTGTACAGACCTGCACTCGCAGCTGACGGTGCCTTAATTTTTGTTCCGTCATATGAAAACTGCCATACGGTACGTTGTGCAGGCCGGGAACCGCTCTGACTTCTTACGGTGAATAGCCAGCCAGCAGAAACAGAACTTTGCTGCTGTGACCAGGCGTTACCAGTCTGCGCACCCCTGATATTAAGCAAATCCATACCAGTGTTGCCACTGTTGTTCAGATCGAATTGCCGAGGATAAGAGCCAGGCAATAAAACAGGGTCAACGCCATCAAAGAAGTTCTGCGGATAAGCCGCGTTATTCCACATAAATGCAACCGGTCGCGTTGCTGTGTCTGTATTTCCTGCGCTAACATTTATTGCGGAAATTGAATGCAGGCTGCCAAAACTCTGAAACCATTCATAGCTATCTGTTTTAAGGGTGACGGCAGCCTCAACGGTCATCGTTCCTGAACAACCGCGCCCTTGCGCCCTAATCAGAGATAATAAGTAGCATGTTCTGGCATCGCTGCCAAAAAAGTTAATATCAAAATTATTGTTGTAGACGTTGGCAATATACTGGTAATACGGGTTTGTCGGCGCAACAACACCTGCTCGCGTGCCATCGTCCCACATGCGAATACCAATCCCGCCGTATGAATTTATCTGAATCATACAGTCGGCCCACGAATTGCCGTGGAATGAGTTATTACCTTTGGTTACCTGATAATCCGCACCAATATCGCTATTGAAAATGCGAACGCGCGTCATGCGGTTAAATTCGGTAAAGTCGCCTTTCGTGAATGTATTTGCTGTATCGTCCGGCCCTTGTAACTCATTCCATAAGTGGATTCCACGGTGAAACCGGCCAATGTGAACATCTGTTACAGGAACGAAACAGCAACCATGCAACAGTATGCCTGTTCCCTCTGCTGTACTGCTGTAATCTGCCCAATCAAGTGGCTCGATTGCCAGTTGGGATATGGCGCGCGGTGAATGTGTACCCCATCCTCCGCGTGCGGATAAGCATGGCGTGTTAGCTGTTGGCGGGTCGAAAACAAGTATTGTGCTGTATGGCCCGTCGCCAAAAATGTGCACCCCGTCAACCACCCCTCGCCAATAGTCTCTGTTGCCTTCACCAGAGATGAAACTTTGTCCGCCAATATTTAATTCATCGGTTATCAGGTAGTGACCGGCAGGAACGTAAACGTTCCGCAATCCGTGACTTATAGCGTATGAAATGGCGTCCTTGAATGCCTGCGTGTCATCTGTTCCGGTTTTGGTAGTGGGATTGAAATCACCTTTTGCACCATGTGCGAATACGGAAACGCAGCTTTTTAACGCATCCTGGACAGTTCCACCCTGCAACATTCCAGACTTACCAGCGCCATCCGATTGTGCCAAAACCGCCAGTGTTGACTGAACTGCGTTATCTACGAAGTTAGCAGCATCTGCAGCACTCCCTGCGGCGGCTATAGCACTATTTGCCGATGCTGCAGCACTCCCTGCAGCGGCTGTAGCTGAAGCAGCAGCACTTGATACAGCCGCTGATGCGGAGGCTGTTAACTCATCGACCTCCCGGAAATTATCATCCAGTTCGTCCCACGTTAATGGCCGACCCAGGTCTGCGCGTTTGATAATGGTCATACGATGGTCACCGTGATGTTTGAAGTTGTCCAGCGGGATAGTTCGTTAAAGTCGATGGTAACATTTGCCGCGCTACCATTCAACGTCATACTATTAACGTAGCTGTTACCGTATGAACCAATAACTTTGTTGATAGGCGTGTAAAGTGAACTGTACGGAACTGTTTCACCGATATCAAACCCATCCGGCTTAAAACCGTACTCTGTCGGAATCAGACCACCCGCGGCGTATTCGATGATAGCATCCCGAATGAGTGGCTCCAGCGTCGCCTGAGACGGTAACGTACCATCATCTTTGATTTCAATAGCTACCACCATGTCCACATACACGGGGCGACTGAATTTGATATCTTTGGACATTGTTGGGTAAGTGGGTGACGTGACAGTGACCGTTACCGGTGTACCAGCCTGATAAAGTGTGACGCCTGGATTTTTTTTAAGGTAGATAGCCATCGCTACGTCGTCGTCTATACCACCGTCGACAATGGGTGCAATACTGTGGCCAGGCTGACCATTGCTGTCGGTTGTGGTCTCGTCGTTCTCATAGACACGCACACGGCGTACACCTTCAACATTGAACAACTGACCCAGCATTGAATCAACCTGGTTACTACCCGGCAGACCCACAGCTGTTGCTCGTTTAAGGCGTAACGACCCATCCGATTCAGCAGATGTACCGGGTGTTGCGGGAGTAGGGTTATTAACCGATACCAGACCAGCAACCGTGTCCACGATGGTTGTAATGGTGTTGGCGTCCGCTTCAATTTCACCAACTGTGGTACAGGTGATATCGACCGTTGCGGTGCCTGAACTATCCAGCGTCCACGTCTGGTCGAGAGTAAATCGATAACCCGTCACAGATGACTCAAAGCGTGTACCCGCAGGAACCTGAGTGCCAGGAGTACCCGTTAACACGAACCCCGTAACGGTGGACGCAGTACCTTCACTCCGGACAGTACCCGTCAGCGCGCAAATCACATCGAGGTCATAGCCACTGGCTTTATTCGGGTCTTTGGAGTTGTACGCCTGTTGCAACACTTCATCGAGCGCGGAGAAGATTTCAGCATCGTGTGCCATCTTCAGCCCGTCCGGTGTGGACGGGTCGAGATTCCAGTTGCTGTCGATATCCAGATATAACTGTTTTTCTTCGTCAAACCAGTCATTCTGTGATTTTACGCTATAGCCGGTACTGGTTAATTCAGCCATTCTCGGTCACCGTTAATAATCCGTAGGAGGTCAACACGCTGGCGGTGACCGTATAAGTTTTGTTGTCGATGTCGAAATCGGTACTAAAACTGGTTAACTGCAGGACACCCGGAGTACCGGAGATGCGTTCACGGAGGCGTGCTTCGCGGACATCCATGGAAGTTTGTTTGTTGAGTATCTCCTGAAACCACGGTGTGCCGTCAGTCACATCCCGGAAATACTCACCCAGAAACAGACGCAGGCGGGTACGTATCGTCTGTTCTATTTCCAGTTGTTCAGTGATGAACATCGAACCCTGGGTAACGATGTCACCATCTTCATCTAATTTACGTACTGTCATCAGTTATTCGGCCCCGTATTAGAACCACCGGAAGCAACGCCACCATGGGTGTGGCCATTAAGTTCTTTGCCATCCAGCACCAGAGAATTCAGAGCGGTAATGTTCCCGTCTTTATCGATGGTCACACCATTGATACTCACTGTGCCGTTTGCAAGAAGTTGGACGTTGCCGTTCCCATTAGCCATTATGCACGAACCATCACCCTTTAACCAGACGTGCTGTGACGCGTCGGCATTGCGCAGGCGTATCCCATCGTTGGAAAAACTTGCAATCAGGTTATCAAGTGAACGAATTCCCGGTACAAACATTGCGTCCTGTTTGTGGTGAAAGCGTTTGACGGGATTAGCAGCAATACCGCCAGTCTGCTTCCATCCATCAATGCAACGTTGACTGAAATGTACCATACCCTCACAACAGGGTTTAATCTCAAATTCCAGTACGAAGTCATCGCCCGGAAAACTTACGGGAACGTCCACGATGGGCGGCGGGTCGAACGTAGTTTTAGCGACATCATCGGTCCGGGTGATTCCCAGTTGAATTTGTGCGCGCTGTGTGTCCGGGTCGAACGTCAGCACGTAACCCGGGATGCACGTGTACACGTCCTTCATGTTCTCGAAAAACGTGTCATTGGTGACGTTCTGTAAAAACGAGCGGCGCTGGTTAATGTCGGTCATGTCGCCCTCCTGTGAAAATAATGTCAAGTATACTATTGACACTCACGTCAAACAATGCAATTATTTATTCACAGGCATATAGCACATGTGTCTTTAGCGGTCCGGGGTGTCCTATTCCTTCGCATCAGCGGGTAGCCGGAATGTGTAGCCAGGCATGCACGAATACGGTTGGTCACCGTGGCGGTTCGACCAATACAACAGGAAATGGCACTTGGACTCCCTGATATTCACAGTCGGTTGAAAAATATTCCGCTCTGGCGAGTGCCATTTCCTGTTGTAACCATCGAGTGAGGTGGTCCAATCTTGCTGACGGGTAAGCCGTAAGTGACTGGGGTAATGTTGTGAAATATAACAACAGTTGCGAAATGGTTTAGAGTTGTGGTGAATGCGTAGGCTGATACGTTAGAGACGGCACCCCTTGATGAGGACAGCGCTATCTCTGGAGAATAGTCTTGGGTACGTGTGATGCCAGAGAAAGCCGGAGTTCAGCACCGGCCACCACAACTGTAAACCATAATCTCTCTGTTGTGCTCCTGCATGTTTGCCCCGTACTACGGGGCTTTTTTTACAAATCCAAAAGTGTCGTAACCTGATTGGCGACATTCGTTGCGGCTGTCTTCACATTAATGTAACCACGCTCAATCAGTCCGGATATGGACGTGCTGGAAACGTCGTTACTGTTCAGCTGATACTGTGCCGGTTGTGAACCGTTCGCCACGCGGTCAAGCGTGACAATTTGCTGCAGTTCAGCAACAAATATCAGTCCATTCTCATTCTCCGGGTCTTTGGAGCGCCCGATACGCTGAATGACCATATTGTTCAGCGTGATTTCACCCGTATCCACTGTGAATACCTGACCGGAGTACATGAAATCTAGCAAAGTGTTCAGTGTCGTACTGGAGCGAGTTTCATTCGAGCCGCTCAACCACCCCGCGAACAGACCCGCGCCCGCGGCAATAAACGGATTGTCATCGACGAGATTTGTCAACGTCCCGGTGAAATCAGTGATACTGACTTTCAATGGGTTGTTCGATACCGCACCTGTCATCGTGTAACGAATAGGCTGATAAATGATGTGGTCCGCAATTGGCGTACCTGTTTCAATAGGGTACTGCACAATGTCCACGCTGGCATCAAGGTCATCAGACAGGACGGCATCGAACTGAAGCGACCCAAGCTGTGGGCCGCGCTTTACCAGAAGGTTGATTAAACTCATAACATGTACGCCTTACCTTGTCTGAATCGTTCCTCAACACGTCGCCACACGTCGCCGACAGTAATGTAACCTTTATGGTCCGTGTCAAGCCCTGCGTTCTGATTGTACGCTTTGGACGGTGATGAGTACATCACGGTTGAGGAAGGTTTGCCGATGAATGCTGGACTGAATACAGCCATGTACACATCGCCCATCGTTTTGTAACGCCCTTTGTACTGGTTGAGATAGTCGGTCACCGGGCCTTTCACCTGTTCGGCCGCGGTCATTGACAGGATGATATTTTTATTCCGACCGTACTTACTCTGAAACGCACTTGTCCATCCGGTGTCGGTAAACTGAATTAGTCCTACCGCGCCGGATTTGCTGTTCTTTGACTGTGGATTGAAGTTAGACTCCGCAGAGATTACAGCCATAATCCAGTTAGGACTGATGCCCAGGCTTTGTCCAAGTTTACGCACCTCGGTACGGAAATCCTGCTGCTGACTGGCATCCTCACCCTGCACACCAACACGTCCGTAAATAAGACGATTACCGACATCACTGTTTGTCGTGGTGGTATCCATTGACCCGGCACGCACAGCTTTGACAAATGTGTACCAGTCGGGACCATGTGTGTCTCCGGTATGCTGAATGGTCTGAACGTTCCAGTCACCTTCCAGTTTAGCGTCGACGGTTGTCTGGAACTCCACCGCCCCGAAATCAAATTTAGGCCATTTTGATTCAATATTAAGCACCGATGCAGGTGTCATACGGGGGTCAAGACGCATTTTGACGTCGCAGAATACACCATCAATGCCACCGTGAAGCGTGGGTGCATCAATCATCCCGGTGGCGGAACTGATTTTGACAGGCGTGGCTTTACGGTCATCAGATGGAAATCCGACGAACACCTGTCCGGCGTACAGATGCCATTCAAAGTCGTATGCCTTAGCCAGAATGTCAAGTTCCTTGCTGATATCGGAGCTAACGTTGTAGCCACCAGCCATGACAATAGAGCTAAATTTGTCCACACTATTGACAAGATATAACGGTTTTGACCAGTCCTGTGCAAGACTGGTCAAAACGTCAAACAATGTCACGCCCTTACCGAAACTTGCACTCGTTGTCCCACCGTCGAGCACGTTACTGCCGCTGCGACACGTCACACGTGTGATGATGTCGGTACCGTCACGAATGGTGAAAACGTTAGTGACAAATCCGGTAAAAATCTGACCAATGCGCGACTGATACCCGGCGCGAAAAACAACGGTCTGATTCGGTTCAATCTTCGTTGTTGACGCAAGGTTCCACAAACGAAACTCACAGGTGCTCAGGCTGTCGCCGGTATATGTTGTCACATCGAACGAGCACCGGAGCATAGGGTACGACTGCGTAATGAAATTCTTTGTGTCAATGAGTATTTCATACTGGCGCAAATCCATTGTCAGTAACTCCTTTGCCGGGTCTGGTCAATCGCCTGCGGATACACCTGCGTCTCAAGATGATTCACGGTATAACGACCAATTGCGTTACCGTCCAGTATCACGTCACCCTGTGTGGTAAAATTACCGTTAAGCTGAATCGGACGGTTTATGGATTCCATAATCCGAGTCAGCTGCTGACTTTGCTGCGCGTAATTATTGGTCACCGGACTTGCTTCGGCACCATATGAACCGTCATTAACCGGGGATGAACTCTCCTGCTGTGGAAGCTGTTCGGTATTCGTTGTGTTATTTACGATGTAGTTAACCGGAGATGAATTCCCCCGCTGTGGTTGCCATGCCCACGGTGGAAGCTGTTCGGTATTCGTCGTGTTATTGACGATGTTGTTATTAACCGTTGTCCCCGTAGTGTTAAGAAAATCCTGTGTGTTTTTGCCGACGTTCCGGGGGTCAAATCCCGTTTTATCACCAATCCATGCGGCAGCTTTGTCAGCACTTCCCACCACGTACTTGTCGTACCATGAGCCGCTAGAGATGTCATCAATGAGGTCACGGTGATTGTTCATCCAGTTAGTTACACCACTGGCAAGCGTCAGCAGGTCATCAGCCAGGGTTTTAATGCTCGGTGCAAGAATGTCGGCAATGGTGTTACCCAGTCCCTCCATTTTCTGCTGCGTGTCGAGAATAGTCTGATTGATTGCGTTCAGCGCGGCATTGTGCTGTTCGGTGTAACCCAGTTCAGCGGCACGTGCTTTTGACACTTCCAGCGTTGTAGCGCCGAACTCCTGCCACACTCTGACGGTGGCCGGGTCGAGACCTAAAACCTCTGCCACGTTGCTCTGACGCGTTGTATCGAGGCGCTGGAATTGCCCGGCGATGTCACTATAAATGTCTTCGCGCGTACGTCCGGTGGGATTATCGACACGGATTCCCGCAACCGCCAGTTGCTGAATCATCCCAACGTCACCGGTCTGAATTCGGTTAATCCCACGCTCAATGTTTAAAAGGCTGTTTGTCGTTGCCTGCCGGTCTCCGCCGCGCTGTTCGGCCAGCGCACCGAGTCCGTAAACCTCAGTTGGTCCGAACTGACTGGTTGCAAGCTGGTTGTTCAGGTCATAAGCCTGTTGCGCTTTCTTCGACTCAAACGCCCACGCTGCGCCGACGCCCGCAGCAACACCGGACATCGCAAGTCCGGCACCTTTGAACGTGGCAACCAGACTCATAATGCGTGATTTTGAATTTTCTACGCCGGTTTTAACACCCTTGTCGAGCGACTTGCCGACATCGTCCATCTGGCTACCGGCTTGCTCTGCCGATTTACCGAGATTGTCGATATCTTTTTCAGCCTGTTCAGCACCTTTACCATCGTAAGAGATGCCGAGACCGATGAGGAACTGCGTGATGATGTTAGCCATTATTCAGGCACCCACAGAAGATGGTTATCAACGCCGAGGTTGTCAATGGTTACCTCATCACCCACGAAGAAGAAGCGACCCAGTCCGGCGCGGTATGCTTTACTGACCTCAGCATTTGGGACAAGCATTGCACCGGTGATGTAGTTAACACCATCCTGTGAGACAGTCATTGTCCATGCGGGCTTGTCAGTATAGCTGATGTAATCCAGCGTAAAGTCGAGAACGTTGTCACCCAGCTTGACCGTGAAGGTCTGATGGGCATTAGCCGCACCGTTATTTAGGGGAATTTCTTGCATTGTTTATCGCCTCAATATACTTACCCTGCAATTCATCCATCGCAAAGTGAAATTGTTCGACTTCAGCAAGCGATATTGTACCATCTTTTAACTGCGCCCATGTACAAAGAGGTGGGCACACCCCTTCGATACCCGTGCAAACCCGCATAAAGTACCAGTTGACCGGACTGGGTCGCCCGGTGTCCTTTACTCGTCTCTGTTTGCGTTTTGCACGTAATCGAAAAAATCAGCGTAAACCCACAGAAACAATTCGGCCAGCAGAGTATTTAGCGTCATCATTTTACCGGGGAAATCATTCACCGTGATTTTCGTGTTGGTACCTGCTGTCATTGCCTTGCTCAGGAGCACCTCGGCAATGCGTTGCTTGATGTGATGCGGTACAGCGGTCAGCAGCAGGGTCACATCTTTGACACCGAGTTCACCGCCGTTTTTGTAAACGTTGGCGGCGTGTGCGATAAACTGTGCGCTCACCAGGGATAACAGTTCATCCTGCTCGATTGCGGAAGGCATCGCGGCGTTCACGGTGATGTCGCCAGCGGTAAAAGTTTTAACGAGTGACATTGTTATTTCTCCGGTTGTTAGTCGTTACAGTGTACACTTGACGAAATCATCGATCAATTGTTGACGGCGGCGTCAAGGTGGGTTATAGTTACCTCAACAGAACAACAGGAGAGACAAAATGATTCGCGAACAAGACCGTAAAGCATGGCGCAAATTTAAAATTCAGTTGGCAGTCATCATGGCTGCGGCACTGTCGGCAACAATTTACTGCAACAGCGCCCACGCTGCACAGGGTAAGCAATTCCAGATTTATGACGGGCAGACCGACACGATTTGCACGTATCATGAAAATGAATTTGGTCATGCGGAAAGTGATGACCCGGCGTACATGGGCACCGGCATTTGCTGGCGTAAAGATATGATGGATAAGGCGGACTTTCACATTCGGAGTAAAAGAAAATGAAATGCAGAGTGTCAGTCCGTTGGTGGTTGTTCTATCCGTACCAGTCGTTGCTGATTTTCTTTGCCCGTCTGATGAACGTGGAACCGGACTGGCAGAAAGTGGGTGATTTTTTACAGAAATATTGTATCAAAGTGGAGGCTGAGTGATGGCGGAACGTTGGAAAATATATCTCACTATCGCATTCATCGGCTTGGGAGCTACGCCGATAAGCATGGTAGCGGCAAAGATTGACGTGCCTGTTTGGGCGCTTATTGCCGGGCACTGCGGCGCGATAATAGCAGGATTTATTTGCGCAGAACTTGGAAGGGTAGTCAGCCAATGACCAGCAAATTTAGCATCGACAACAGAGAGCTGCTTCAGAGAATCAGTAGCGGCGAGGCTGTTGTGGGAATTGATTTTGGTAATCTAATCGTCAGGGAGCTGGCTGCATTCAGGCTGACCGCAATGGACAGCGAGCAATATCAGGTAGTACCGGATGCAGCAACCGCGATTCGTGCGTGCATGTCTGAGTTCCCCGAAAGTGTCCGCGATATCGTTGAAGAATGCGCAGATATTGCAGAAAACACCTGTCGCGCCGCCATGCTCAACCGTAAATAACTAAGGGGCCAATTGGCCCCTTTCGTTTAGCTTGCCGGACCCTTACTCGGCGTCCAACTACTGAACTCAAAAATCCACTGGTCATCGGTAATTGTCTGACCACCACGCCCACGCGGACCATCGTTCACAATCACACCTTCTGCACCGACAGCAGCATCAAGCGTGCCAATCTGAGTATAGGTTAACTCAATGTTAGCCTTGCTCAGAAACAGCCCGTTGATATACGCGGAGTCAGCAGAGCCGGGGTTGAGGTTCAGCGTGACACGACGGCCCGGGTTGATACGGTCCAGACGAATAGCATTACCGCCCAGACCGCGACGTAACACAGTGGATGCGTCAATCGGTTCATCGGTATACGGCGGGTCAGACTCCCCGAAATCAGAAATGATGCGGCCATTAATTGTGATGACCGTGTTACTTGTGGAAAAGTTTTCTAATGACATCGGTCATTCTCCATTAATAAACGTCAACGGTGACGTCACAGATGCGGATACTGCCAGCTTTGAACACGCGCATGTTAATCGGTGCAGACTTACGTGCCGCGCGGTCAGAATCGGACAGGTCGAGAATGTCGGTAGCTTTGGTCAGCACTTCGAAGCCATCGGTGTACGCTTCCAGACCGGTGTCAGGACTGGTGTAATTGCGCGGGCCGAGATAGCGGTTACGGATGTACTGCTTACCGACACGTTTTGCCGCACCGATGAGCGCTTCCTGACCGACCGGGGTCTGCGGGAGTTTGGTGGTCTGGTTAACGATGGTATTGTACAGTTCCACACGCAGAGAGTTCACAAATGCGTCCAAATCGACGATATCGGAAATAGACTCACCGTAGGTACTGTGCGACCACGTCTGCAGCCAGCGACCGCTGTCGGTGCTGCCCCGCAGGTCAAGCACGCTGTAGAATGCGCAACGTTTGGCGACCATCGCGTTCTGTTCGGTGTCGGACAGGTCTTCGGCGGCAACACCCGGAGATTTTTTAAACTCAGTGTCAATAGTGCTGTTGTCAGCGCTGTAATTGACCGAGGCGGAATGCTTGATGAGCGCATAGGCCGCATACGGGTCGGTCGCATGAGCAACGGTAAACGCGTGACGATAGCCCAGCGTGTTCAGCTGTGAACAGATGTCATCGGTAACGTTCGGGTCACGAATTTCAGTTGCAGCCGTACCAGTCTGGCTGTTCGGGAACATAACGCTGTTATCTTCACACCAGGATGCAATCGACAATACATCTGCTTCTGTCGCCAGCACGTCTTTAGTGACAAGGGTCCAGTACCAGTAATGCTTGTCGAACGCTTTGGTCAGTGTCGCGGTGATATTATCATCCGCAGCCGCAGTAGCCCACACGGTGAGTTTCGGTACCGCCGGAGTAGAACCGAGGAATTTGGCACCAGCCTTGTACGTCTCGGTCGTGGTGGCAAAATCAGCAGCGAGAGAAGCGGTGGAATAGTAGGTACGCACCGTGTCTTCGGTGAAACCTACCGGGAGTTCAGAGTTTTTAGCAAACAACATCGCGGAAGCGAAGTTTGCCGTACTCAATCCCGCCGGAGAAATCCGGGTTGTAATCGGGATGATTTGTTCAATTGGAAAAGACATTTACGAGTCCTCGTAAGTTACAGTGTGCACACATTGACCATTATATCGAAATTTCACCAGATTGATAGTTCATACCGGGTTCGGCGTCAACATATCTTAACTGAAGCGTGCCATTTTCGAAATATACCTGGTCCATACCCTCACCAATGGTGAAAGGAACGTGCAGAATATTATTCACTGTCACCGTGTTCACCGCTTCGTAAAGCAGTTTAACGATGATTTGTGCACGCTGTTCGAAGTTGCTCGCCTGCAGCGCTGTCAGGTTGTTAACAGGTTCAGTCCCACCCCATCCGATACCAGCTTTCCACAGGGGCCAGCACACGTCCGGACGCTTGTGACATTCCTTCAGCATTTCAGCGTACCGCATTGCTTCACCACGGAAGAAATTAATTTCACAGGATGCGACAATCTGTGCGCGAATTTCATACACGATAGTATCATTTGCGCCGTCGGTCATGATGATGTTCGCCTGACCACGTTCACGGATGCTCTGACGTGGCCTCACAGACGCGTATGGGCCGTTCGGAGATGGTCCGTTGGGGTCGGCAAGGATACACTCACTGACACCCGTCACGTTGAGTATATGCGGTCTGAGAGCCGCAAAGATTTCATTGTTGGTCATAGCGGTCCACGATTACCTTACAGTATTTACGCCACGGACGATTGTCAGTGCGAATGACTTTCCAGCGCTGACCAAGGAATACCCATTCACCATCGAGTGCGATTGAGTCGAGGTCACCATTGTTAACGTATATTTTACGTGGGTCAACAATGCGCTGACCGCCCTGACGCAGAAAATCAATTTCTTTGTCGTTCAGTGGCTGAATGTTCACCGTGAATGCAACTGGTCCGGATGTCGAGGTGACCCAGATGCCGTCCACGTATGTGCCAGATTTACCCACGTGTGTCGCCGGTACAGATTTAAACACGTTGTCAATATGACCACGCATTGACAGACTCATAAGATACCCTCGTCAGGTTTTTCGTTGGTTACCTTGTACGTTACGCTTGCGCGTAGTGCACCGGTGTCGATAAGTGGATTGTCCGAACCTTTCTGTTCGATTGTGTAATCGCTGTTCGGTGGCGTGCGAAGGTCAGTCATGTATTGCTGCACCGCACCGGCTGCGAATGCGCCCACTTGTTCAAGCATCTGGTCAAACGGTAAATCATTAGCCACACCGTGAGCGACGGTGTCCACGATATCCTGTTTACCACTCTGTACACCGGGTATCAGCCAGGGGCGCGGCGGGATGGGTGCAGGATTACCGTACAATTTGTTATCCGGGTTACCGTAATTCAACAATGCGCCAAGCTGTGCGTTAGTGATTCCCGAGTCAGGATGCTCACCTGCGTCCGAATGGATGCCGACAGTCACGGTCTTCTGACTGGCTTTAGCGTATTGCTCCAGTTTCGAACGTATTGCCTGTTTGGCTTGCTGCAGCGCTTTTATGTTGACTGACATGGTGTACCCTCGTTTGTCAAGACATTATCACACAACGTTGCGCCAGTATCCACATACCCCGAACGATTCATTTTCGGGTGGTCAACGGGGTATCAAAAACTCTTTAACTTTCAGTACTATACTACTTATTACCCTT